CTTTAATGTCTCCTGATAACATTCCATACTTGAAACGAGCTATTGGATTGACTGATTTTACTATTCCATTTGAAGATGATAGACAGAAACAAAATGAAGAAATTCAACAACTTGTAAATTCAGAACCTATCATGCAACCCGTTGATCCAATGATGGAACAACAGGCTATGATGATGGGTCAACCACCTCCACAACCAACAGAAGTACCCTCTGTAGGTGTTGATATGGATGTGGATAATCATGAATTTGAATCTGATATTTGTCGTCGATGGCTTGTATCTGATGCGGGTCGGCTCGCTAAACTAGAGAATCCAAATGGGTACAAAAACGTGCTGCTTCACATGAAAGCGCATCTGGACATTATATTCCAGAAGCAGATGGAAGAAGCACAAGCAGGTATGATGCCTCCACCGGGATCTGAGGCATCTCCACCTACGGGCGAGGGAAAAGATCCCAAAAAACAACCTCAAGCTAACGCTGGGGTTCAAATGAACGAAGGACAAAATGCACCTACTATTCAATAACTTGTTTATGCCTGAAGATAGTGGATCTGGTGGTAGTGAATCAGAAGGGGATACCTTTGAATTATTGAATATAGAGGATGAGCCAGAACCAGAGGAAATACTTGAAATTGGTAAAACTGATAAAGGTACTATAGAGGAAGAACCAGAAGAAGATAAAGAAGAAGAAAAAGATGAAGAGACGGAAGAAGTAGACGAAGAATTAAAAGAAATAGAAGAGGAATTAAAAGGGCCGACTGAAGAAGATTTAGAATTAACTACGCCTGTACGACGTAAGGAAATTCTAGCTAAATATCCTAAACTATTTAAGGATTTTCCATATCTTGAAAAGGCATATTATCGCGAACAGCAGTTTACTGAATTATTGCCTACAATTCAGGATGCTAAACTTGCCGTAGAGAAGGCAAAGATAATAGATCGTCTCGATAGTGATATCATGAGTGGTGATATCTCGAATGTATTGGCAGCTACTAAAGCTGAAAATCAGGAAGCATTTTATAAGTTAGCTGATAATTATCTTCCAGCATTAAAGAAAGTAGATCAGCAAGCATATTTCCACGTATTAGGTGGTGTTGTAAAAGATACAATCATCACGATGGTACGTGAGGGTAAAGCATTAGGGGAACAAGGTGCGCCTTTAACAGCAGCAGCTAATATTCTGAATCAATTTGTATTTGGTTCACAGAATTTTGTTCCACATCAACCTCTGTCTAAACAACCGAATCCGGATGAAACGGAAAGAGATAACAGACAACAATACGAACATCAGCAACGTGTAATGGGTGTATTTGAACAAACTCGTGATACACTTCAAACTAAGGCTGATAACGTATTGAAATCTACTATTGATCAGCATATTGATCCAAATGGGTCTATGTCTGATTATGTTAGAGGTAAAGCAGTTCAGGATGCTAAGGAAAACTTAGAGAGTTTGATTGGTAAGGATGCGCGATTTGTTGGTTTGTTAGACAAATTGTGGGAGAAAGCATTTCAAAAGGGATTCGATAAAGAATCCACAGATAGGATTAAAGCTGCGTATCTTTCAAAAGCTAAAACACTGTTGCCTTCAGTTATTAAAAAGGCCCGTAACGATGCTTTGAAAGGTACGTCACGTAAGGCTAGTAGTGATAAGGACGAAGTAATATTGAATGGATCGGCCTCCAAGAAAGGCCCAATTACACCTGGGAAATCCACTTCCCCTTCTAGTGGAAGAATTAGCAAGGCAGCAGATATACCAAAAGGTATGTCTACACTAGATTTCCTCAATAAGGGGTAAACCGAATGGCTGTAACAGAATCTCAGGTGGCAGCACTTGAACTGGAAAAAGTAATTCCAAAAGTTCGTGTGTTGTTTGAACGTGATGATAAATTCTACGCCAATATCAAGAAGCGTGACGTAGAGAAAATCTCACACCGTCAGATGAGAGTACCATTGGAATTGAGGCCCGGTGGCTCATTCCAGTATTTCAATCCTGATGGTGGAGATTTGGGACGTGGTGGTGGGCCAACTTTCGATAAAGCTGTGCTCAACTGTGTATTCTTGTCAGAGAACATTGAATACACCAAACTCACACAGTGGGCTACTGACGATGCGCGCAAAGCTATCGTCAATTCAGTCCGTAGATTGACTGCCACAGCTCTTGATGAGATGAGGCGTCAGCTCGATAGTCAGATGATGCAGACTGGTGATGGTGTCATTGGCACCGTTACTACTGATACTCCTGCTGGTGGCTCGAATGTCATCACACTCACCACTGATGGATTTGGTGCGCGTCTCATGCGCTATGACCAGACCGTTCAAGTGTGGGATGCTGCTCTTGCTATCAATCGTGGATCAGGTAAAATCACTCAGTGGGATGTGGAGAATAAGACTATTTCCATCACTCCACAAATTCCAGCCGTTGCACCCACAGATAAGATTGTGACCAATGGTATTTCTGCACCTGCATCACTCCCTGCATTGTTTGGTGTACCTTATCATCATTCCAATGCAAGTGCTGGTACTTGGCTTGGCTTTAGCCGTAGTACTACTCCTGAAATTCGTGCAAACCGTGTTAATGCTGCAAGTACAGCATTGACACTTCCTCTACCACGTCTTGCCGTAAACAAGATTGGTAACAGGGTTGGAATTGAGAATAATTTCAATCCTACTGCATGGCTCCATCCTTGCCAGATGCAGGCATATGAAGAAATCGGACAGTTGGTTTCCATCATTCAAAAGACTGCTAAGGAAGAGTCTCTGAATATGTATTTTGGATCCAACATGCAACTTGCTGGAGCAGGAGTTAAGCCGTCTTATAACTGGGATAAGACGCGCATCGACTTCATTCTGGATGAAGTGTGGGGCCGTGGTGAAATTCTTCCAATCGGCTTCTACACTACTGATGGTAGGAAAATCTTCGAGATTCGTGGTGCGTCAGGTGGCGTAGCTGCGGCTGAGATTTTCTATATGGTTGTGGGTATGCAGACGTTCGTTAGCAATCCGGCTGCCTGCTCATACATTGATAACCTCGCAGTTCCAGTTGGATACTAGGAGATTATAATGCCTATTACAGCATCCGATTGGTCAAATCTAACTCCCTACGGTCTCGGTTCGCCTGTTACTTTGGCGTCTGCGGCTACTATTGCTCCTGTTAGTTTCCTGACTGTATTGACAGGAAATGTGGCGGTAACAATTATCACTCCACCAGTTTCACATCTTCATATGCTGGCAGTTCAGTTTGCTGGAACTGCTGGTGTTACAGCTACTACTGGTGTTGGTGGCATTTTGACTACTACTGCTACAGTAGCAGGTCAAATTCTATTGCTGGTATTCAATCCAGCTACACAACGCTACGTTCCTGTAGGTTAACTGGTAGTCATTAGGAGGTGGAGGTATGATACCAGGATCTACTAGTAAACTCAGTGAATCTACAGTAGCGTCAGCAGCTTCAATTTCAGCTAAAACTGATATTGTAATTGTGACGGGTGCTACACAAGTTAACACTATTATTCCCAATTTTGGTGGGGGATTTGGTGGTTTCCTTGTATTGGTTCCAACTACTGGTCTTGTGCTTGGAACATCAGGTAATATTCTCGTTGGCATTACTGCTGCCGTGAATAGGGCTGTGTTCCTTGTATATGTTCGTTCTCTCGGTAAGTGGGTGATCAACAGCGGCGTGTAGGTGTTCCCTTGGGTGGGGTATGAACTCCCAACATACCCCACATTTTTTATGGAAAGAATAGAAGTTCTAAATCAGCGTCTTATAGACCATTTCGGACTAGATTCCGATACGGGTCGGCCCATGTTCAGAATCACTTGGGCTAATGATGAGCTAGAGAAACGGCTTACAGATCATACACCTGAAGGCATTCATTTGATGTATCCAGAAGTGCGTGAAATGCGTAAATATCCATATCTTAAGGATCTTTATGTACTCGAAAGACTTGTTGTGGTACCAGATATCAATCAACGAGAGCTTCCAGTGTCTAAACTCTCTTATGAACCCGTATGGGCGTATAGAGATAACGATAATAGACCCCTGCCACCACTTTGGTCAGCTACTAAATTCATCATTGATACCCTATATGCAGCCCTTGGTAAAAAGTCAATGGCAAAATACGTCGACGATGAAAAAAACACGACGATCGAAGGTAAAGAAATGCGAATAACTGAACTATGTGAGGAATTATTTGGTAATGAGAACGACACAACAGATGCATTAGCATACAAAGAGGGGGTTGTCGTACCCTCCAATTTCAAAAGTGAGAGTTAATCATGCAAGTAGGTGAATTTCCTGGCATCTCTAATCCTAATAGACGTACAATTCGTGCGGCTATTAATCCTATGGACAAGAGTACTGTTGTGTCCATACTACCTAAGTCCATTTCAGAGAGAAAAGCAACGATTCAACCTGGAATATTTGAAATTAAGCCCGGAACATTTGAAAATCCATCAATTCTAGTGCTTGGGCCGAGTAGTTGGTGGCGTGAAGTCGATGAGAATCAGCCTTTACTTGAAATTCCTGTTAGTAGTATTCAAGTTGCTGATAGCATCGTACGTGATTATAGCAATGGTCTACTTGCTTGTAATATGTCTGACCAAATGCCGGGATTGTTCTATGTTCCGGGGGAATGGACAGTTGAAAAACTGAAAAAAGACCATATGCAACTTCTGATTAAGGCACAAAATGCTCAAAAGAAGTGGTTCATCGAATTGG